ATGTTCTGTTGGAACTACTACTCCGTTTTGTACATCAAATAATCTTACTATCATTTCTTTTTAATTTTGTGTTTATTATTTTGTAAAAAATGCATAATACTAATGACCTCGTCTACTAGATAAGGTACTGACATAGGGATGACTTCTTTGACAATAGGGTTACCCTCATTATCTAACTTAGCAATAGGATAACCCCACTTGTCTTCTCCTTCCTGTTCAAATGTGATGTGATGTATAAATATTCTTCCTGGTTTTAATTTAGGATTATGTTTTAAAATAACGTACATGTAAATACTTAACTGTAGTGCATAATGATTAAAATTACAATCATCTAAATGACTTACAGGATCAAGCATCTTTTCAGTAACACCTTCCCAATTAGTAAATGCTTCCGTCTTAATCTCTTTATTAGTCTTATAGTCAATGATATTTACTTTACCATTTACTACCTCAACTAAATCTGATTGACCACAAATACCTGCTGATCTTAAATATACCATATGTTCTGGATATATACCAGAATCAAGTTTCTGTAAAGGAGCGTATCTAATACCATCATTCTCACCAGATGGTGCAATCACAGGAACCGTAACACCTTCTCTTTCCATAGATGCTAATGAACATAAGTCATCTTCTCTCTGGTTATGGTAATATGTCCCTAAAGTAGTAGCTCTATCTGCTTCATTCTTCCAGATAGCTTCTATATCTTTAGGATCAATCCCAAACCATTTAGATCTTTTGTTTTTGGAAACTCTTGCAGCTACAGCTTTTGCATCAAATCCTTTTTTTAAACTTGATATAATTGTAGTTACACTAATCCAATCAATTCCTTCTGCACCATCAATACTTCTGTAAGTATGATCTGATGCGTTAAATACTATGCTCATGACTTAATCTTTAAGTTCATCTAATGCATCCTCTTCTTCTACTGTAGCAAGAGCTTCCCATTTACCTAAAGGACAATCAGAAGCTAATGATCTGGTTTTAAAATTTAATGAGCATCCACACTCATTACAACATGGTGCCGTACCTTTAACAGCACATTTATTTCCTTTACTAGGACATTCCTCACAGATAGAATACCTTAGTCTAGCAATTTCTTCTACAGTTTCATCACGAATAACACTATTAGTTATCCCCTCCAGAATCTGTTTCCGGTTTTGCCAAATTATTTTTAGAGTATTTTTCATCCTTAAAAGTTTGTTTTTTAGTTAGTTCTTTATCTATCTTCTCATTAATTTTATTCAAAAGTTCTAATTTTTCTTCTACACTCTTTTTATTATGATAAGCACCAAAAGTTGATGTGTCATGATTGTTTAAAACCTTCTCATAATGAGGTATTGCTCTTTTTACTTTTTGTATTTTAACCACAAAATGTCCTAGACCATCTGCATTTATTCTCAATTCACTGAGACTACTTAAGTTTTTTCTTAATGTTTTATAGTATAACTCTACCAAGTTTTCAACTAAATCCTCAGAAACATCAAATTCTTTTGTTATCTCTGTATATAATTTATTTGCTTTCTTCGGTATCATTCCCTAAAAATTTAAAGTCTAATAAAATGATACCTTCAGTTTGAATCTTTAGATTTGGATTCAACATAATAAGTTTTTTATTACTTGAATCTTTTACTATTAATCCATTCTTCTCAGATTTATTTACACTATTTCTTACTGTTTGAGGGGATTTAAATATCCAATCCTCTTCAGAAGATGCATCAAGACAAAAATTACTCAACTCAATTGGTTGATTAAAACTTAATAATGTAAGACAGTCTAAATCAGAATCACTCATTGTTACACGATTAATATAACAATGAGTGAGGATCTGAAATTTAACAATATCCCATTTGGGCATTTTAACCCTTTTCTGTACTTGATTAACAAGAGCCATTAACCTCTTCTTAGTTTTTTACCAGCTGCCGGTGCTTTTTCTGCAGTAGGTTCATTTTCTAATTCTTCTTGTTCCATTTCATGTTGAGCAGCCATCATGTTAGCATACTGAAACTGCATAGTTGCTCTCTTATATCTTGACTCTTCTACTTCAGTAAGTAATTTTTCATACTTAGCTTGTGATTCAAGATAAGGAATAGATGACTCATAAAAAGCTTTCATTTCTAATCTTCTTGCTTCTAACTGTTCTGCAGTTAACTGCTCTTCTTGATGTTGGTTTTCCATAATATAATGTTTTAATATTCAGACAAATATACTAAAAAAGTTTAAACCTAAATCATTTAAACAAAAAAAATCCAGGCACAGAAAGTACCTGGATCTTAGTAGTTTAATTTATATTACTTTTTCTTAGTAGTTCTTTTTACAGCTCCACCTTTTTTCTGTTGATCCATTAATTTTTTAGCACCAACACCAGCACCAGCAAGAATACCCAATCCCATAATAGGACCTAAAACTTTACCGGCACCTTCTGTAAAGTTATTCCAGTTTTGTCGTCTTCTATTTTTTCTAGCAGCTTTACCAGCTTTACATCCACCATCACGTGGTCCACAGTTTTCTGTAGAACCACCTTCTTCGTAGCTTTTCATAGATCGGATCATTTGATTTTTAGAATGTATCATGACTATCTGTTTTTAAATGTAAAATTCAATAATGTAAACATATAGAATTCTCTAGATACGTCTACTTCAATTGTTAAGATATCTAATGAAGATACTCTTAATCTAACTGCTAACTTATCCCACTGTTTATTTTGGGATTTCCAACTGTTTCTAAACTTCATAATTACTTATTTATATGGTAAGTACTTAGTAGCTCCTCCAGCTTTTACTGCTTTAAGAATTTGTTTTCTTTGTGGACCATCTGAATTGTAAGATACATGTACCCAATCAGGATTAGCATCTGTTCCAAACTCCCAAATCATCTGATCAAAATTTACATTGTCTTTAACAAAATCAAAGATTTGTTTGTTTGTGATAGTTGTACCATCCATGTCAATATCAATTGCTTCACCTTTGCAATGTTGTGAGGATAAACTCCCCCCTATTGCAGTATTCAAGGCTTTTGATCTGTACCCAGATGAGATACGGATGGGAACTCCAAAGTGTTCTCTAATTGGTTGGAATACATTCTCTGCTAACTTCTTAAAGTTCTCAATATGTTCTGGAGTTGGCATGTTGCTAATTCCTTTTCTTTTTGCAGTTTCACTTCTTGTTACTTCTGACAATGCTAAATTCTTACTTAATTGCATGTTGTTTATTTTTTAATTATTAATCGACCACTTCTTCTTCATTAGAAGATTTTTCTTTTTCTTCAGCTTTTTTCTTTAATGACATGATTCTACCAGCTGTAGTAATACCAAATGCACCAAGTGTAAGAATCATAAATCCATCAAAGATAAATTCCTTAATGATTAATTCTTTACTTAGTATACCTGTTACAACATCTACAAGTAATACAAAAACCATAGCAAAGAAAGAGATAACTCCTACAAATGCTTGTTCATTAATGTTGTTGTTGTCTGAAATTAATTCTCTAAATAACTTTCTCATTGTTTATAATTTAATAGAGGTGCCACAGTAACTTTAGGTCTCTTAGGTTTAATAAAATCTTTGTGCCACCCTTTATGTGGCTCTTCTTGTTCTGTCTCCGGATCTATAGGTTTCTCACATCTGTAAAAAAATATATCTCCTGTGTAATCATCTTTTCTAACATAATACTGACTTAAATCTACAGCATATACTAGTGTGTCCATCCATGAATAATATAACCATGTATTATTAATTGCAGCATATAACAACCAGTGCTCCAATAAATCTAACCTTTTTGCTAATACTGTGTCATAAGTAAAGTTACTTATTGTTTCAGTCTTTTCAATCAGCATTGTATCTTTAATTGCAATCAGACTATCTTTGTATGCTACCTCAATTTTGTATGCAGCAATCCTAGCTTTCTGACTCTCAAAAACATCATTAATGTTTCTTGCCTGTTCTTTAGTAAGAATAACAACTGAGTCTCCTTTAATTACCGTCTGCAGCGGGTAGTTTGATTGGCTGAAAATCAAACTGTGCACCAGTAGACTGCTTAACATTAACATCTTTTTCATTTGCTAATTCTTTTTTAATATCCTTCACTACAGATTTAGTACTATCCAAGTCACCAATTACTTCAGAAACCATCTGTTCTAAACTAGCTTTATCTTCTACAAGTTCTTCATTCTGTGCTTTTAATGAAGAAACACTTTTTTTTAAACCTGAGTTTTGTTTTGTAAGTGACTTATTTGCTGTTGTTAATTCTTGATTTTCTCCTACAACAACAACATGACCATGCCCAGTTGAAAAAACTTGCAGGCATATAAGTGCTATGAATCCAATAGCAGAACCTAATATGATTCTCTTTTTCTTTTTCATTTTTTCTTACCAAACAACATCAAAACTGTTTCTTTTAAGCTTTTAGAATGCTCTGTACTTTCCTCTAACTTTTTTTCTAAGTCATCTCTGTACTCACCTTCAAGTTCTTCAAGTCTTTGTCTGTAGTCTTCCTCACTCTTCATTAGTTTATTTAGGAAAATCCAGCATAAATATCCTAATGCTAGAACAGCAAATCCTAGGATACCATATTGTGCAAGACTATCAAATATTCCAAATGACATAACTATTTACTTTTACTAGTTCTTTTTTTCTTTTTGTCAGCAGCTACTTCTTCTTTAAGTCTATCTTTTTCAGCAAGATGTCTTTTAATAAAGATCCATGCTACATATCCTAAAGCTAATACTGCTAAACCTATTGGTCCGTAATCTCCTAACTGACCAAATACACCAAAATCTGGTGCTCCTGTTTCTACGGCTGTTGTATCCATTATCTTTTAGTTATTAGTTGTTTCACTGTATCAGTTAAATCTCCTACACTTCTAGCAAGGTTCTTAATTTCTAACTGGGTTTGTTCTTGGATAGCTTGATATTTTAATCTGGCCTCTTGTTCTACCAACTCAATTTTACCTTTAAGTTTACCTAAGTCTTCAGCTCTTTTGTTATCACTATCCAACAAAAGATCTATATCTTTTCTTGCATCATTATATACATTCTTTAAAAAAAATCCAAAGACTGCTAATATTGTACCTGTTATAAACAGTATTATTGTTAATGTAGTATCCATCTATTTTAATATTAATCCACCGGTAAGTATTGCATTAAGTATAAAAGACCAATTTCTTTGTCTCTTAATTTTTTTGATATCTAGTTCTAAAACTGAAATGATTGTATCCTTAGAGTTAATGATATATCTCTGAGCTGTGATAATAGTATCTTGACTTGCAATGATTAGATCCTTCTCTTTGTCTCTACGGTAGAGGGTGTGAATCATAGTATCCTGGATTTGTACTATGTTGAAAGTATCTCTGGCATTCTTTACAGCATCTAGCTGTGACTGTAAATCAAAAAGACCATTATTAAGCTCAGAAATAATAAGTTTACTGTTGTCAATAACTTTACCTTTCTCCTTAATAATAGTCTCCTTGCCTTCAATTCTCTTCTCAATTGTTTTTTGAGTAGATACAGGATACACCTGCTTTGGTTCTCTCATCAAAAGAATAAAGCACATTATCCCTAAACAAAGGGTTAAGATTATAGATATGTTCTCTTTTTTAAATACAGACATCATACCTATAATATACAAAAAATTTTATAATTTTCCTAACATATATTTTTCTGCATTCTTAATTGAGTCATCTGCTGCTAGCATCTTCTTAATAATCTCTTTGTCAACATGCTTAGGATGTACATACCAGTCTTCATAGCAACTAGTTTCATTTGGTGCAATATTACTTGCAACAAGTAAATACCCTTTGCTTAATAAAAACTCTCTAGACTTTAATCTAAAAGATCCTGATACATCTTTGTAATGATCATGTTCATATGTTATAACCCCAAAAGTACATTGATCCCAAGGTAACATTGTAAGGATCTCATAGGTAGTTGAGGATGGCTCACAGTCAATTTGTAAATAATCAATGTGACCTTTAAGTACAGAGTAATCAAATTTTGTAGCATCACATAAAATAATCTCATTCTTTCTGTGTTGTTTAAACTTTTCAACCTCATGTGGTAAGATCTCTAATGAAGTACCTGTCCATCCAAATTGCTCTAAGAGAGCTGTATTACTTCCATGGAAAGGATCTGCTGAACCAATTTCAAAATATGTTCCGTTTCTCTTACCGTTATGCATTGACAAAGTAAACATGTCTTGATAAGTCTGTGAGAAGTTTTTCTCAATAGTTTCTGCTCCTGGGAACTTATGTCTTAGTTGATCATAGAATCCTTTGTGGTATCTTAAGAACGGATCTGGTCCAGAACCTAAAGATGTGATATTAGATTGTACCATTTTTTGGTATCTATCACTTAACTCTGCACCTCTATTTACTAGTTTGATAAACTCATCTCTAGATTCTTGAGATCTACCTATCCACCATGCAGTTACTGCTTTTTGGAAGTAAAGTTGGTAAGTACCTTCGTACCCTACAGTAGAAGACATTGTTTCTGCATTTGCTTGGAACATAATACCTGTTACTGCATAGTTGTATGCATCATGGTATTGTTGTCTTGCTTCTGCCCATTCACTTAAGAATAAGTATGCTTCTGGTCTTTCTGGTGCAAATGATAATGCATTTAACCATAGACCTTTTTCAGTAGTTCCTCTTCTACCTTGGATTGCCAAACATTTAGCAACCATAAGTAATGATTCATATATAGCAGGTTCAAATTTACCATACTCAGCTGCTCTTAAATAAAGTGCAAGTGCTGAAGCTGTGTGACCTTGATTAAAGTAAAATTCTGCAAGCTCAGAGTTATATCCTTCATTAAAAGGATCCATTATCAACTGTTCTAGTTTGCGTGGAGTTACTCCTTTAGATTTATAACCTTGTTCTGATACTAAAACAATATTAGTCATAGATTCAAACACATGTCTTGGTAGTCTTAAAATAAAGGCTGTAGAGTCCTGGAAACCAAACGGAATAACAAAGTCATTACCATCATATGCTAAACCACAGGAGAACTCAATATTTGCAGTCATAAACTTAAAATCCTCAGAGTATCCCACTATGTTCCACTCCATATCCCATACAATAAATCTGTGGTAGTACTGAGCATCTTTTTTTCCTTGCTCATTTTTCCATAGTTCTACTTCATGAGTAAGTGCTATTCTGTATTTACCAACAGTAATTACTTGTGATCCCCCTCTGATATCTCTTGGGAAAATACTTTCTTGTTCTACGATATAGATGGATTCTGATGTCCCTTTCTTGGGATTAACTTTTACTACTTCTGTAGGAGAAGTCCACTTTACATAATGGAACGGCATGTCTAGTATAGGCATCCAGTTCTTCTCACAATATGATTTTGTTGGTGGTTCTATTCTGTATCTTTCTGCTTCTTTACTTCCGGAATCAATAACTGATAATTCCATTCTACCTTCACCATCTGTTTTGGTATCCCTGCGCACACCCGTAAGATATAAGTTATCTTTCCAGTAGACTACTCTAGCATCTTCTAATCCAATAAATTCCCAAACAGGAGTTACATCTAACTTAGTAGTATCAACTTGTTTATATTGATCAATAGCAAGAGTATTAGGATCTAACTGACATAAGTAGTTAGTTGTTCTAAGAGTAACATCATCTTCTGGATTAAGATATGCTAATGGTCCCCATGGTGTTTGGAACTGTTGTTGATTTTCACTATGATATAGTGTGTATTGAACATGTCTCAGGTTCAATAAGTACATACCATCTTGGTATATGATAGAGGGATTAGTAAGACCCAATCCCTCTGTAATGTTTGATGGAATTATCAGATAGTTAACAGAACCGCCATTTTCTAAGGCTCTCTTGCACAAGTTGTTATTCATACAGTTGGTTTTTATCCAACAAATATAAACAATTATTTATGCTTGACAAGGGTATTGTTGTGTACATTCCTCACACTTACCTGGATAATCAAAGTTATATATAATAGTTGCTGTACCAGATACTGGTAATTCAATTTCCCAACATCTATCTAAAGTGTCAACAATTATACTACCTGTTCCTAAATAAGATGGTGCATATACTAATTGATTAGGTAAAGTACCACAACAATCACTTACTTCAAATAATGTAGTTTTACATGGAGAATCTTCAAGACATTGCTTACAGTCTTTATAACTACCAGATATATTACTAATTGTCATTGTAGCAGGACCTGTTAAAGACCAACTAATAACTTTCCAACATACTTTTTCAGTCGGCTCTAAACTAGTAGTTAAAGTTAAAGTTTCTCCAACAAAGTATCCAAATGGAAGTGATGCAATTTCTATTTCACCTGTACAACACTTTTGGAATACATAGAATACATTATCTTCAGGACATGGATCATCATTTACACAAGTTTCACAATTACCAGTACTTATAGAAGCTGCTTGAATAAATGCTCCATTAACTAATTCAGTATTATCCACATCCAATATTGACCAACAGTATCCAAATGTGTCAACAAAAGTATCACCTATAGCAACACCACCTCCAAGTAAATTTAATGTAGTAATTAAACTTACCTTTCCACAACATGAGTCAATTCTAACAACTTCTGGACAAACATTATCATCAGTACATGTTGCATCACTACAATCAGTTTCTGTATAAACGGTATCAACATAAATTGTAAATGAAATAGGATTTGGGGTAGTTCCTACTACTTGCCAACAGAATCCGTATGTATCAACAAATGTATCACCAACTACAACTCCTGGTAAAGATCCTGTAAATACTTGTTCTGGTTGACCACAACATGCTTCAACAATTAGATTATCAGGACATGGATTAGCAGCAATACAAGTAGCACATGACGCATAACTAGTAGTAACAGTTCTTGAACTTGTAATAGGAAGATATGTATTAGTATAAGCTTGCCAACAGTTTCCTTCATTATCAACAAAGTAATCTCCTGATGATATACTTGGGTTATACACAATCTCTGAAACTGAAAGATCACAACATAATCTTAGTATCATGTTTGGTGCAGTATTAACTAAAGCACAATTTCTTTGAACTGATAATGTATAAGAAAACTTTAATTGCCAAGCTGCACCATCATTTATATTATTCAAACCTAATGCTACAAGAAATAATGTATCACAAGCAGGTAAAGTTTGGGATAAAACATGTGTTGTACTAAAACAATAATAACGTCTAAATTCCTCAAAACCTTCAGAAACGAATACAGTATTTGTTGGAATAATACCTTTTTCTCCAGGACCTCCTAAATCACTACAATTAAAATATGAAAGATTTGTGGTAAGAGTAGGAGGTGATACCACATCTCCTCCAGTATATATAAGATATGCTGTTCCACATAATGTAACAATATCATTAGGAAATAGATCAATTGGTAAAGGAACTCCACAAGTTGGTTGATCTCCTTTTATTCTAGTAATAAATGGACCCGACTCAGTCATATTCCATGGATTTCCATTCCAACCAGCCATCTGATTACCATAAAAAAGCTCATAACTACCTGACTGTATAATATCATTATAACTACTATTAGATGCAATAAGCATGTAATCATACTCACAACCACATTCAACTGTGATGTTAGCTTGACCACCTCCAGCATCTGTTGCAGTTATACAAGATCCTAAGAAGTTAAGTGCTGTAGTAGATGCTACTATTGTAGTACCTTCATCTTTAACAACAAGTGATCCACCACCTCCACCGGCAATTCCTTGTATACCTTGAACACCTGTTCCTATTAAACCTTGAATACCTTGAACACTAATACCTTGAGTTCCCTGTACACTGATTCCCTGTATACCTTGCACCCCTTGTATTCCTTGTATACCTTGTATTCCTTGAATACCTTGGATACCTTGACTACCTTGACTTCCATCAAAACCTATAGCTCCTTGAACACCTTGTATACCCTGTAAGCCTTGTACACCCTGAATACCCTGTGTTCCAATACCAATAGCACCTTGCACACCTTGAATTCCCTGAAGTCCTTGAACTCCCTGAATACCTTGAAGACCAGTAAATCCTTGAGAACCAGTTCCTCCGGTATCTCCAGTAATACCTTGTATACCTTGTGATCCAACACCACCAGTACCTCCAGTTGAACCTTGAGACCCAATAGAACCTTGTGCTCCAACATCACCCGTAGTACCTTGACTACCAGTAGCTCCAATAGATCCTTGACTTCCTATAGCACCTTGAGCACCAGTACTTCCAATAGCACCTTGTGATCCAGTATCTCCCGTAGTACCTTGAGAACCTACAGTACCTTGAGAACCAGTTGTACCAATTGTCCCTTGACTTCCTGTTGCTCCTGTGGTACCCTGTGTTCCAATAGCTCCCTGAGATCCTGTACTACCAATAGCTCCCTGAGCACCTGTTTCACCAGTAATACCTTGTAATCCAGTAAGTCCTTGTAAACCTGTAGTACCTTGGGCACCGGTTCCACCTGTTGTTCCGGTAGATCCTTGGGACCCTGTCTCTCCTGTAGAACCTTGTAATCCTGTTATTCCTTGAATACCTACAAATCCTTGGATGCCTATTGTCCCTTGAGAACCCGTTGTTCCTGTTGTACCCTGTGAACCAGTTGCGCCTGTAGTACCCTGACTACCAGTATCACCTGTAGTTCCCGTAGTTCCCTGAGTACCAATTGTACCCTGGCTACCTGTAGATCCTGTTGAACCTTGAGAGCCAGTATTACCAGTTGTCCCTTGTGAACCAGTATTTCCTATTATACCTTGTATTCCTTGTATACCTTGTGCACCTGTTAATCCTATCTCACCCTGAATACCCTGTATTCCTTGTAGTCCAATTAAACCTTGAGAACCTGTAGTTCCTACTGTTCCTTGTGCTCCCACTGCTCCTTGTGAACCTGTAGATCCTGTGGCTCCTTGAGTACCAATATCACCATGTGTACCCTGAGAACCTACTGCTCCTTGACTTCCAGTAGAACCTGTAGTTCCCTGCGCGCCCGTAACACCAATAGTACCTTGTGTTCCAGTAGTTCCCTGTGATCCAGTAGCTCCGGTTGTTCCTTGGGATCCAACAGCACCCTGGGATCCTATTGCTCCTGTAGTACCAGTAGTTCCTTGAAAACCTAAAATACCTTGTATTCCTTGAAGTCCCGTAGTACCCTGACTTCCTGTTAAACCTGTACTTCCTTGACTTCCCGTTGTACCTGTAGTACCTTGACTACCAATAATTCCCTGAATTCCTTGAATTCCTAAAATACCTTGGATACCCTGTATACCTTGGGAACCTGTATCCCCCGTAGTTCCTGTTGTACCTTGTAATCCAATACTACCTTGTATACCTAAAGTACCTTGACTTCCTTGGGTACCTGTAATTCCTTGGGCACCAGTTGAACCTGTACTACCTTGACTACCAGTAATTCCAGTTTCTCCCTGTGTTCCTACAGCTCCCTGGGATCCAGTAGATCCTGTTGTACCCTGAGCTCCGGTTGTTCCAACTGTACCTTGTAGTCCTATTAGACCTTGTAAACCAGTAATTCCTTGTATGCCTTGTATACCCTGAGTACCTTGAACACCATTTAATCCCTGGGTTCCTTGAGCTCCTTGAGAACCTGTAGCTCCTGTTGGACCTAACTGAGTATAAGTTACTTGGAAAGTATTGATGATTACAGAAGGAACAGCTGGGTGAGGTGCTGTTGCTGCATCATATTCTAATCTGATATTTAAGTTATTAGTAGCCCATGCAATTTCATAATAATCTCCTGCTACTACTGTAAATAGAAAATCTAATGATGATACATTAAAAGCAAGATTAGAAGGTACTAAATATTTTGTATTTGAATCAGGAACAACAGTTCCATTCTTTTTTAACCAAATATCTATTACTTCACCTGATCCTCCACCTCCGGTATAATGTAACTGAACTGAAAAATTAAAAGCATAGGTACCTGCAGTAGAGTAAGTTACTTGGGTTCCTGATACAAGACTTACACCATTAGCATAAGAAATTGTATTAGCAGTCATTAATGTTTCAGTATTAATAGTAGATGCTGATTGATCTACTGTAGAATACCAAGAACCATAAAGTGCAATTACACCACCTGTACCTGCAATACCTTGTAATCCTTGGACTCCTTGTAATCCTATAATGCCTTGAGTTCCCTGAGAACCTTGAGTTCCAGTTAAACCTTGTGTACCAATTATACCTTGGGTACCTTGAGTACCCTGACTACCAGTAGCTCCAGTACTTCCTTGTGTACCTGTTGCTCCTTGTGTACCTGTACTTCCCGTAGTTCCTTGACCACCGGTATCACCTGTTAATCCTTGAATACCTAAAGCACCTTGAGAACCAGTATTACCTGTACTTCCTTGAGTACCAGTATTTCCTAATGTTCCCTGTACTCCTTGGATTCCTTGTAAACCTACAGATCCTTGAGAACCTACTATACCTTGTATACCTTCAATTCCTTGTATTCCTTGGGCACCTGTATTTCCTGTTATTCCTTGAATCCCTTCTAATCCCTGAAGACCTATCAAACCTTGAATACCTAGAGTACCCTGAGTTCCCACAGTACCCTGCTGACCAGTAATTCCTTGACTACCTTGGCTACCTAAAGTTCCAAGAATACCTTGTGTACCTTGAACTCCCTGTAAACCTAATTCTCCTTGTATACCTTGAGTACCTTGTAAACCAGTACTACCTTGAGATCCTGTTGCACCTATTGCTCCTTGAGATCCTGTAACACCCTGAGAACCAGTACTTCCTGTTGTTCCTTGGCTTCCAGTATCTCCTGTACTACCCTGTATTCCAATAAATCCTTGAGATCCCGTACTACCTGTTGTTCCTTGAGATCCAGTATTTCCAACTGTACCTTGAACACCTTGTAGACCTTCTGTACCTTGGACTCCTACTGAACCCTGGGAACCAACCGTTCCCTGGGATCCTGTAGTTCCTTGATTACCAAGAATACCTTGAGTTCCTTGTGCTCCTTGATTACCAGTTAATCCAGTTGAACCTTGAGTTCCTAATGCACCTTGTGAGCCTGTGGATCCTGTTGATCCCTGACTTCCTGTATTACCTATTGTTCCTTGGGTACCTACTTCACCTTGAATTCCTTGAATTCCTTGTGCTCCTGTAAGTCCTTGAGTTCCTAAAGAACCTTGTATACCATCATTTCCTTGTATACCCTGTAGTCCGGTTGTGCCTTGCACACCTTGTACACCTTGATTTCCTAATAAACCTTGTGTGCCTTGAATACCTTGCAAACCTTGTAGACCAACAATACCTTGACTTCCTGTATTACCAGTAGTCCCTTGAGGCCCTGTAGTCCCTTGAACCCCTTGAGAACCTAATGCTCCTTGGGATCCAGTTGTACCAGTTTGTCCTTGTGTTCCGGTTATACCTTGTGAACCAGTAGAACCAGTTGTTCCTTGGGAACCTGTATCTCCTTTTAAACCTTGGGCACCAACAGTTCCTTGAGATCCTGTGGATCCAGTTGCACCTTGTGATCCTGTTACACCTATTTGTCCTTGAGCACCAACTAAGCCTTGAATTCCTTGTAAACCAAATGAACCTTGAATTCCCTGGATACCCTGTACTCCTTGAGAGCCAACAGCTCCACCACTACACACCCAGTCTACAATATTATTGAGACTCTGTGCTACCGTAGTATCTTGTGCTATTACTGTAGTACCTTGACATACAATATCAGCACCTGTGTATACAACACAATCTGCATCAAAAGATTCTGCACACTTTTCTTCATCACCACAAGCTTCTGTTGTGCATGGTGGAGGTGTTGTTAATCCGGATGTACATACGTTACACTTACCACAGTTATTGCACCCTGATGTAGGAAGTATCCCGTCTACCGTACTAGATTTTTTGGGTATCATATTAATCTTCTAAATTTAATACAAAGTCTTTTGGCTCACCTAAAATAGGTAATAATGATTCATGATACAAAATAAAATACACCTGATCTTTCTCAGAATATTCATATGCTGTCCATGATTGGGTTGTATCTTCAGGTCTTATAGGAAAACCATAATGATCATTAACCATATCTACAGCTGCTATAGCTTCAATTTCTTCTGTGTATGTGTATCCCTTAAAAACCATAATATGTTCTAATGTTATTTTCAATACCTACCCTATCTGCAGACATCACTGATGGATATAAAATTAATTCTCCATTATTTCCATCAAAACTTTCACCAGCAGTTCTGCTTCCACCATAAACATTACCCATTGTAGTAGCATCATACCTACCTCCTGAAACAGGTGAAGGTCCATTACTAACACCATTTAAAAATACTTCTAAAGATGATGTTGCTCTTAAAACAGAATGTACATAACTTGTATTTGCTGTATATGCAGGCCCTATATCTACTGCTGGAGTACCCGTTGTACCAAAGGCAACTGACATTGATGTTGCATCTCCATTAAATCTAGTAAACTGACCAATTCTGGTTACAAATTGATCTTGTTGAAATAATATCCCATCAACTGTAGTAACTGTTGGTATAGCCATTGCAAATGTAGAAAATACACCAGTAGGATTAATAACTTCTAAAGAAGCAGCAGCAGTTGTATTCATTTTAGTTGCTCTTACTGATTCCCAGAAAATGTAATACTGTCCACCACTTACACCAATTAAGGGTTGTAACAACGCTGTTGTTTGAACTAAGTCAGAATTTGCAACTGGAGAAGCAGCCTGATTATACCATCTTGTAATATAACCAGTGTCACTTCCTAAAAAAGTAGTTAAAGCTGTTGTGTCTAAATCTTCACCAACAAAACCAATATTAGTAGTTGCATTATCAGAGTCTCTTCTTACTTCAAAAGCAAATCCTGTATAAGCATCTCTCAACTTTCTAACAGAATATCCTAATGTAGCTCCAGGATAAAGATCTAATAAATATGCAGGAGGTGCTACACTAGACTGTATGTCAATGTAGTTACCCCCAGTCCATCCTGGAAATATTTTGGTAAATATCTTAACAGGCATGTTATAATGTTGTGTAGATAATTAATAGTTCAGCTCCTGATGTTGTAGTATTATAAGCAAATGCATTAGCTGCAAAGTAGTTATTTAAAACTCCTGCATCAAAATTGATTGTTTCTCCTGGTTTAAGTATTACTGTGTTTACAGTTGCATTAGCTGTACCTACATTAGAAAAAGATATACTAAATATATTAGCATTAATAGTAGTTGCACCACCAGCTGTACGTATAATATTTGGTACTCTTGTTTGAGCAGTTAATTTAGTAACAGTATCTGCTGTATTTGTTTCTACATCAACAAGAGTTGTTTCTGTAGCCACATCTGCAGTGTTAAGATTAATGTTGGTTACAGCACTTAAAACATCTTGTTGTGTAACTTCTAAATTAATACCAGATGTATTACTTGAAATAGTTTGTGCTTCACTTAAAATATCTTGAACTTCACTTAAAACACTTTGTTGAGTTGCTTCTAATGCAATTCCAGTAGTATTACTTACAATTGTAGTAACTTCAGTTAATACATCTTGTTGTGTAGCTTCCAATGCAATTCCTGTAGTGTTACTTACAATCTGAGCCAAATATGTATTTGGATTAATGTAAACTAATGGAGCTACGGGTGTTCCTGGTAAATTTGAACCAGCTGCATAATAGATAGGTGGGTCAAAAGTCTGTGTATCAGAATTAAAAATTCTAATCTCTAACCAAGTTACATCATTTGCATCTACAACAATAGTTGCTTCATAATCTTGACCATCTTGTAATAAGTTAGCAATAAGGGTTAATAAACCTTCTACTTGGTCAGTATTAGCATTAATGGCTTGAAGCTCTGCTAATGATAAACCCATTTGACTACAAACACAATCTAATCCTTGCAGTGATTTTAATTGATACGGAAAGTTATTTCCTTTATTACCGTAATCTTTAGTATTTCCAATTGACATATCTATATAATTTAATAAGGATGCTACACACTATACATTATAATATACTAAAAATAATTGGTATAACCAAAAAACCCCGGATGTTTCTTCCAGGGTCTTTTTTTTCTAGAGTAATATTATGCTATAATAATGTAGTGTACTTTAATAACATTGTTTAATGCATCTGTACCCGCTGCATTACTAAGTACTACTTTGAAAGATCCTGCTGCAATATCAGCTACCCCTACTACAGGAATACCAGTTGCTGCCTCATCATACTGAACAGATACTAAAATCTTAGATCCAGCAACTACATTTGGGTTAGTTACTGTAAATGATGTTCTAGCATTAGCTGCTAAGGTAGAGGAAACTGTAGTAATAACCCCATTAAGGGCATTAACAGTAACTCCTGTTGTAATACTTGTACCTTGTGTTACATTTGCTGTACTGTACAAAGTTTGCAATGGTGCAGCATTAACTGCAAGTGGTAAATAACTATCATCACGTGAAGGATCTTTTGCTCCTACAGCAAGTAAGTTAGTTACATCGGTTGGTAAAACTGCACGGTACTGACCGGCTTTGATCCAAGAAATAAAATTTAAAACATCCATAACTATTTGTATTATGAGTGCTCTGTTATACGCACTCTGTTAATTGTAGCTTGTTCAGAAGTATCACCTAATAACACAGCAAAAATAATATATAAATCTACAGTAGGATCAATTGTTACTTCATCTCTAAAGTTACTTGTAAATGTAATATCATTTGTAATTTGCTGAAGAAAATTATAACCATAAATTTTATTACCAACTTTTTGAAAATCTCTCTCATTTCTAAGCCATCCACCATCTGCTGATTGATTAGCACCAGTAGCAATTCTTGTTGCACCTACTAATGAATTAGAGGTATTAACATAAATTTGTGATTGGACTACATTAAAACCTGTACGATAAACACCCCATGATGTTTGAAGAACACTGTTTGTAGCAAGTGTATTTGCAGGAACTAAAATACTTCCTGAAATATATGGTGTTAAAGTAGTACCCCCTGTTACAACAGATCCTTCTGGAATTGCACCAATAGCTTTAAATCCTGAAATATTAGGTCCGGGTACACCTTGAATACCTTGAAGTCCTTGAGCCCCCTGTGCAGCTAATAATGCCCAGTTAGTTGTATCTAAATCTGGAGTTGTTGTACCAGATGTAGCGTTAATACAAAAGTAAGATGCTCCACCATACCCAACTGCATCGTCAGCAACATATGCAGTACCTGATACCCATAAACCTTGCCAGTTTAATCCAGCTGGTCCTACTGCACCATTTGCTCCAGGAACACCTTGTGCACCAGTTTGACCTGTTAAACCAGTTAAACCTGTTGGACCTGCCGGTCCTGCTGGTCCTGTACCATACTGATTTACAAAGTCTTGTACTGTGATAGCACCAGATAAGTAACCATCATCTCTTCTACTATCTTTTAGACCTACTGCTAAAAGTGTTTTATTAGGATCTACTGTAGTAACTTGTCTACCGCCTTTAATCCAACTTATAAAATTTAAAATATCCATGGTAATTTTTTTTATATATATACACTATAATATACAAAAAATATTTGATAAAAAAAAATCCTCAGCCTGTATTCTGAGGATTTTTAAATTTTCTAGTAAATGAGGTACAAAACTAGAAGTATTTTAACCACATAAATACCCTACAAAAAATGATGTTAGGATAATCAAAGCAATAGCTACATTACTCATTAATCTAGCTTGAGGATCTTCCTCCCATACATGATGTGTATGATTATAAAAAGGTTTAGTCAAATTAATTGATGATATCCAAAGAAATGCTATAAAAATTACCAACATTCCCCAACCTATTGCTTTCAATATTAGTATCATAGTGAGTCGATTCGTTTTTGTAAATATACTAAAGCTTTTTGTAAATCTTCTTTTTCTTTAGATTTATTTTTCTTACCAGCTCTAGCAACATACTTGATTACATTACCAAGATAAAAGTCTTTGTCTAATCCCCATGCTTCAAGTACGTTAAAAACCTCAAAAACATTATCCTGACCACCATAGTGTTCAGGTCTTAATGCATTTGGGTCAGGTAATTCTACAATACGATCTTTGTAATCCTTACAAAACATATTGGCTGTACTAGTAGATTGGTTAAAACTAGGAGGGATGCTTCCTGTTTGTGTTACAGGATATCCCAATTTTTTCCAATCTTCATCTGTGATATTAACCATGGCTACCAAATAATTACAACATCTCCTTCGTTAAGGACAAACTTCATTGAACCATCAATCTCAATTCTTTCAACAACTTCCAAGTTTAATGCAGCTGTACGGATATACACGATATCTCCAGCTTTAACATCTTCTACTTTGTCTCCAACTGCATACACAGTTAACTTGTTCCACATCTTCATAGCCTCAGCCATGATGTATTCTTCATCTTTCTCAGATAACTTAATTGCTGATTCTTTTCTTACAGGCATATCAACTAAGATAGTTCGGCCTCTTAACATTTTAAATTCTCTCATTACTTATTTTTAAACGTGATTACTTTTACTACTGCCATCTGTGCACTTACTAGTTCTCCTACTGCATGGTCAAATAATAAACTTTTAATTGGGGACTTACCATCCTCATCATATGCTTCTAACATAAGGTTAGCTGCTTCAGCCATAAGACTTTTTACTTTAGCCACCTTATCATCATTTGAAGGATTGAACTCAATCCCTACTAATAATTCTCCAAAAGATAAAATCTTTGTTTCTTTGATAATAATCTCTGGTTCTTGTTTATTTACTTCTTCCATTACTCAGCATTTTCGTAAGTTAATTCAAATATATTGGGTTTGCATGCGTAGAATTCCCCTTCTACCCCTTTAATAATATAATCATTTACACTAGCTTTCATATCACCCTCAAGAGTATCAATGTACAAATCTTTTACAACACCATGACTAGTGAAGTAACAGCTTTTGCAAAAATTCATAACTTCAAATTGATTCTTGCCATCCCATTGCACAGCCTGTATAACAACTGGCTTTTTTCTATAGGACTTAGGCATCGTATTGAGTTATCTCTTTAGTAGCTTCATTTCTATGATTAGTCAACAAATCAAATTTAATTTGTTCAAGTAATCCAATCAAAGTTATTGCAGGCATGTTTGCTTTTTGACTGTTGATCTCAATTTCTATCCCATCGTTCTCGTGTACATGCACGGCAAGGATTGTTATTTTTTCTGACATAAGACATTGGTTTTTACAAATATAAAAACTTTTTTTGTTTAAACTAAAAACCTATAAAAAAGTTTTTTCTAAATCTAATACTTTCTGAGATCTTTGTTTTATAACTTTTGCAGGAGAACCAAACAACACAGAAAAAGGTTTGAAACTTTTTGTAATAAGACAATTGGCTCCAGCAGCTACTCCTTCCTCTAACGTCACTCCCGGTAATATCACACTACTAGCTCCAATGATTACATGTTTTTCTAAAGTAACAGGTTTAGATATAACATTTCTGTACTCAACAGGCGTAGTAGGATT